GAAGAATTATGAAAAGTTTAAAATTAGTACCAATGTGGGCGTGGCTAGTCTTAGCTGCGGTAGGATTATCCCTCGGCCTTTGGCTGGGCGGCAACAATAACAATGTTACCTGTAGTGGGTGTTCCTGTGATGCAGGATGCTGCGACTCTGGCGTATGCGGCGTAGACGGTTGCGCTTGCGCTTGTGAGGTGTCGAAATGAGCAGCACGTGGAATTCGGGAATAGGTAAGTTCCCTAAAAAAGACCCAAACCATGGCTGGCTTTGGAAAAAAATAAAACGATGGTTTTCTAAAAATGTGGGAAAAAATTAGACACTGGTTCTGCGAAGTGGGCCTATGTAATCTGGATAAATGCAAATGCTGTTGCCACAAAGAACGTAAATGCGGCAATAAAAACTGTGGATGTAAATGAAAATAAATTTTCAGTATGCTGACGGGGATGAAGAAACCGTCAGTCTTACAGAAGAGAAGGCTAAACAAGAGCTAATCAACTTTCTAAACAGATTCAGTGACGCAGGAAAAAAACAATGGATGTCTAGGATAAAAAAACGGGACAGACCTCTTCCGCTACAAGACGCTCATTACGATTGGGCGGCCCAAATGTACGAAAAATTTTTAGACAAAAACTAAAGAAACCTAATTACTGGTTCGTCTAAGTCTAATTTCTGCTCCACTCCCCGCGCATTGTGTTCTACCTTGTTTAGCTCTTTATACGCCTTTTGAGCTAATTGGTTTATTTTAACTGCTGCGTCGGAGACCTTTCTGTCGCCATGTTTGCACAAGGGAAGTGAGGCTTTTCCAATCTCGTCTAGCTGTTTCATCAAATTCTGCATAACTTGAGAAAACTTCATATTTTTATTTACACAATATAAAAAAGTATGAAACTCTGTTCTCTAAGATATAATAGGTATATATGCTCAAAAAATATTGTAAATCTTGTGGTGCAGCAACTTATTATAGTGCAGAGGATCCAGATTTTTGTCAAAAATGTGGGTATTCTTTTACAGGGATATCGGCTAGCGCAAAAAGGGAAGAACCAAAGGTACCAGAGGTAGTAGAGGTAGAAGAGCCAGATAACGTAGATGGGCAACCACTTGATTTCACAAATATTAGTAACTTAGAATTTGAATTAGGCGATACAGACACGGATAGCGTGGATACATTTGGCTCGATAGTTGGTACAGCGGAAAATGACCCTCTCCCCCCTATGGGAAAGCCACAGGAACAAAAAAGTATATCTGAGGCAGAATTTCTAAAACAGTTTCAAAAAGAAGCGGGTGCGATTAGACCTAGTGAAAGTGGGGGAGGAAAAAGGAAAGGGTAACATAAAGTAATGAGCAGTAAATGGTTAACAAAAAAAAGCCTAAGAAAAGAACAACATCAAAAAAGCCAAAAAGTCCGACATTCGAAGACTGTATAGACGTTATAGATCTAGAAATAAAGAAAAGAAGATCTAAATGGGGACTTACCGCATTGGCGTGGATGGATTACGATGACGTTTCTCAAATCATAAGGATTCATATCCATAAGAAATGGCATCTTTATGACCCTTCAAAAAACTTACTACCTTGGATACGCACGATAATATCTAACCAATTAAAGAACTTAATAAGAAACAACTACGGCAACTTTATGAAACCGTGTGCTAGATGCGCTGCGGCGGAAGGAGAAAGCGGATGCACAATATATAAAACTCAATGCAACGACTGTCCCCTGTTTAGGAACTGGGAAAGAAATAAAAAAAGTGCATATGAAACCAAGATGCCCGTTCCATTAGAAAATCATTTTCAAGAGGTATATTCTATAAGTAACTCATCCTCGCTGAACATAGAGAAAACGGCCGGGAAAATTCATCTAAAAATGAAAGAGAACTTGAAAAGGAATGAATGGCTGATATACAAATATTTATATATAGACAATCTATCTGAGCTAGAAACCGCAAAAAAAATGGGATATAAAACCTCAGAAAAGAATAGGTCTCCGGGGTACAAACAAATTAAAAATATCAAAAAGAAAATAATCATAAAGGTCAAAAAGGTTCTGGAAAACGACGAAATAGATTATATATATTAATAATGAAAGAAGTTGTTTATACAAAAGAGCAGAAAGAGTTCATTACTCTATCTTTCAATCAGGGAATAGATGATATTAAAACCCTTACTTCTATGACCATAGAAAAGTATTTCCCAGAGGCTCCAGAGAAAGCCAAAGACGGAAGGAGCGTATACGGTCGAGCAGTAAAAAAAGTTCTTGCCGAGGAAGGAGTAAAAGCTAAGGGTACGCACGAATATGAACCAGTAGACGAAAAGCTAACTGAAGAAGATATGGAATTCGTGAGGAATAATCGGTCATTAATGTCTAGCGTTGAAATGACAAGGGTCTTAGAAAATGACCCGAGTATAACGAACCTCCACAAAAAAGCTAGACTCGTGGAAGAATACAATTTATCCCTTGAGCCACCCGATTCAGAAGAACCTGTAATGGTGCAAAACGAAGGGAGTATGTCTAAATACAAACCGCCCAAGACCTTTCATGCAGCCACAACAAAGATCAACGAGTACGTCCTTAATGGGATAGATAAAAATAAAATATCTGGCGCAGACAGAAATGGAATAAACTCTTTAATTCAATATCTCGATACTTATAGATTTAATCACCAAATCAACTCGTATGACTCGACAGTAGATAGGGATCTTTTTGAAAGCAGCTTCGTCCGTTACACCTACAACAAAGGAGACCTTACTCAAGAAGAAGTCGATCAATATATCGTCCTGTCAACAGAGGTAGTTATCGCCTCCAATATCCAAAGGAGAATCAGAAGGTTGAGTGAGCTTTTAGATACTACCGCAGATGACTCAGATGGGAGAAGGATGTCTATGAGCTTGGTGGACGCTATAGGTAATTCTCAAACCGAATATAATCAATGTATTACGCGACAGCAAAAACTCTTAGAAAGTTTGAAAGAAAAAAGAAGCGACAAACTCAAAAAACAAATGAAAGAAAACGCCAGCGTACTTAATTTAGTACAAATGTGGAAAGACGAAGAAAGCAGGAAAAAGATGTTAAAGCTTGCGAATTTAAGAAAAGAATCTATTAAAGAAGAAGTTGAAAACTTATCATCAATGGACGAGGTGAAGGCCAGAGTCTTTGGGATATCTGACAATGAAGTTTTAAATGGTTAAATGTAAGGTCTGTGAGGAAGAATTTGAAACAGAGAAAGAACTGCACAAGCACATTCGATCTCATAAGCTCCTTCTTGTAGACTACTATCAGAGGTATACGCCTCGGCACGACCTATTAACCAATGAATTAATAAAATTCAAAAACAAGGAGCAATACCTTTCGGACGACTTTAACGGCAAACCCAACATGAAGAAGTGGCTTAAGTCTAGGCCAATAAAAGAAGCCAAGGAATATTGTCAGAATCTCCTCACGAAAAGAAAAGAGAAAAAAGAACTCGTCTATTCTCCAACGCAAGTCGAATTGAGAAGTATACTTAGTCCCCCGATACAGTTCTACGACGAACTGTTTGGAAGCTACTATAAGTTCTGCTCCGGGCTAGGGTTCAAGAATAAATATAACCCAATTACAGAGATCATTACGGGGCAAGAATATCTCAAGCCAGAATATCAAATCATAATTGACACGAGGGAACAGAGGCCTCTCAAGTTTAAAAGACCAGTGACCGTGAAGACCTTAAAGTACGGAGACTATGCTTTTAGCAGTCCTAGGGCTACCTGTAATTGTTACATTGAAAGAAAAGCTTTGTCTGATTTTATTGGTACCTTAAGCGGGGGATACGAAAGACTAATCAACGAAATTAAACGAGCAGAGGACGATGGAGCTTACTTAGTTATCCTTGTAGAGGAAAAGTTTCAAAACGCTCTGAGCTTTAAGTTCTTGCCTCATATTTCTAAAAAAATTAAAGCTACTCCAGAATTTATTTTTCATAGAGTCAGAAGAATTACTCAAAAGTATCCAAATGTTCAGTTTCTATTTGTAAACGGAAGAAAAGAAGCGACTAGGGTCGTAGAAAGGATTTTTACTAGTGGCTGCGCGCATGAAAAACATGACTTACAGTTAGCATATGATATGAGGAAACTTTAATGTGGCATAGTCCAGAAAAATACAAAACGAATTTCCCCGACGTTAACGATCAGTTTAGAGAACTAAAGGGTGAACTAACCGACAAAGAAGCCAAGATCTCCTTGGCTAAATTCCTTAACAACAACATAGGAATAACTACCGAGTTGGTCTCCGGAATTAGGCTCGCACCCTATCAAGAAATAACCTTGAAGGCTATGATGAATAGGAATTTCTCCATGTGCGTATGGGGTCGCGGTTGCGGTAAGACCTTTATTGCTAGTGTCTTTTGTTTTCTACAGTGCATGTTTAATCCGGGGACTAAAATACTAGTTGCGGGACCGACGTTCAGAACGGCGAGGTTTATCTTTAATAATTTAGAAAAGATGGTT